CAATTCTTTTTATTTTAGACCTATTAAAAATCCTAAAATAAAAATCAGAGTATCTGATCATGTGTCAAAATTTGTTCCAGATGTGAATATTAATATAGTATTCACCCATAACACTATTCTTCCTCATATAAATGAGGAAATTCGAAAACTAAAAAAATTGGCGGTGTAACATAGTGGTTAATGTGGTGCTCTCATAAGGCACAAATCAGAATTCGATTTTCTGCTCCGCCACCATTATAATTATGATAAATAAGATTAATACCAGATAGGGAAAATGGTAATCCGCAGGTCTCCAAAAACCGAAGACTAGGGTTCAAATTTAATTTTTCATAAATACTCCGAACAATGCTTTTGGAGTCTAATGAATTATAATTTAATATATCAGAAAATTATAAATAATCGTCAAACAAATCCGTTAGAAAATGGTCTATATGGAGAAAAACATCACATATTACCAAAGTCTTTGGGAGGAACAAATAAAAAGATTAATATAGTAAAACTTTCTGCAAGAGAGCATTTCATATGTCACTATCTGTTAATGAAAATGCAAAAACCTTATACCCCTGCTTGGTACAAAATGACCCAAGAATTTTTTATGATGGGTTCTTATAAAAATGAAAAAAGGTATGTAAATTCTAGATTATATTCGTTCCAGAAAGAAAAATTTTCTGAAACAGCTAAACATAGAATTAAAACAAACAGCCCTACTACAAATAAAAAATGGGTGTATAATGTGATTAACGGAAATTCTTTTTTGATATCCAAATTTTCTGATATTCCTAAAAATTGTGCTCGTGGAAAACATAAAAAAGTAAAGAAAAATAAAGAAAAATCGTGTAAAACTTGCGGTCAAGCAAAAAATCATCTACATTTTGATGTATGTAATTTGCATTTAACTTTGAGATCCTTAGAAAATACTTTTAATGTAGATTTACACATAGGAACACCTGGTGTTAAACATAAATATGAAGAATTTAAAAAATTATTAATTTATAAATATAATAATGGAATGAGTATTGAGAACATTAAATCCGAGTACAAAATCTCTTCAAACGAAAGATTGCGTTGTATTTTTAGAAAAATAGGAATAAAACGAAAATCTCTTTCGGTTGCAGTTAGTAATTATCACAATAGTTTAATTGGCAAAACGCAGGTCTCCAAAACCTGAATTTTCAGATCGTGGCTGAATTGTGGTGCCAAAATTTGTTATGTTATTTTTAAAAATTTATACAAGGATACAAAGATATGAAAACACATGTAGCTATAGTACGAGATCATTCTGCCTCAATGGGACATCTTGCAAACAAAGCATTACAAGATTACAACAAAACATTAGACGCCATTAAAAACACTTCGGGTGTTGAAACCTACTTATCAGTCATTAATTGTGCTGGAAATAATTCAGCTTTGGCTCGAGTCGTTTCATCAAACGAAAGAATCTCAATTGCCCAGCCTCTTCAAAGATATGATACATCCGGCGGTGGGACGCCGCTTTATGATGCTGTTGGGGGCGCTATTTCTACTCTTGAAAAGGGAGGAATGGGCGAAACAATTTATCAAAGAAAAGATTTGATTAAAACGGAAGATACTGATGCTTATTTGATCATGGTTATTACTGACGGTCAAGAAAATGCATCCTTTGTTTGGAACAAGCAACGTCTGGCAAATAAGATTAATGAACTTGATAAAACAGGAAGATGGACTATTGTTTTTCGTGTTCCCAAAGGTTGCTCAAGAGTTATTCAGCAAATGGGTATTCCTGCTCATAACATTATGGAATGGGATCAAAACGAACAGGCATTAGAACAGGCAACTGTGCAGAATGTTTCTGCAGTTGAAACTTATTTTAATGAAAGATCAAAAGGCGTTACAAGGTCAACTTCATTCTATGCAGACCTTGCAAATTTGTCGAATAGTGATTTGTCGAAAGTGGTTGACACCACTGATAGATTTGATGTCTATTGGGTTTCGAATAAACATCATAGATATGAAATTAGACCTTACTTTGAAGATGTTTTGAAAAGATCATATGATAAAGGAAGAGCATATTATCAATTAAATAAACCTGAGAAAGTGCAACATCATAAAGACATTGCAATTCGTGATAAAACCTCAGGTAAGATTTACGAAGGATATAATGCAAAATCTTTATTGGGATTACCTCAATACGAAGATTTTAAATTGAAGCCCGGGGATATGGGACAATATGATTTGTTTGTGCAATCAACATCTATTAATAGAAAAATAGAAGAAAACACTTGCATATTGTATAAAAGATAATATAAAGAATATAAGTTTTGGGTTCCGTTCAGCAAACAAAAATTTCAGATTTGGTTTTGAAAAACAAAGTGAACCCGTTTATTTTAGGATGTCTACAGCATTAAATTTCAGCCATATTGAAACGAAAAGCACATCCTGTTTAATGCTTCTTGGGCCAGATGAGACGGCAATAGTCTTACATCCTATGATTGACACGGTTTGATTCCGTGAAGAAGCACCAATTAAAGTATTATTTTTGTTAGAGGATTTAAAAAATTATGACAAAACATGTTAGAATTGAAAATGCTGATACGTCAAACTATAAAGTTTGTGTTGAAGTTTGAAATAAGGATTGGGAGGATCCTGATGACAGATCAAAGGATGTTTTGGAAAAAACAATTGAATTGAATCATCCAACTGCCATGGCAACAGAATATCTTACTACAAGATATTTCATTGTTAAAGAAAAGTGAGCTATCATAGTATAAAGGTATTACAATGCTTTGGTAAGGCATAAACAACGGATCGTTACCGTTTGATAGCACCATTATTTAAAAATATTATGCTCTCGTAGCCCAACGGTAGAGGCACCGGATTTAGAATCCGCAAAGTGTTGAGTTCGAATCTCACCGGGAGCACCAAACATAAATATAATGACAGGTCATTATATGGAAAAGTAAATTTATAATAGAACTCGTCTGGAGTGAGTGTCGGCATTTAAATTGTACATAAAAATTTGCCTAAGACATGTGATTATCTGTTGTGAAACACAGAAATAGCTGCGGTGCGGAATCACGTAAACCGCCTGACAATTTAGTAATTGTCATAGCCAGACGTTAAATTTTATATTGCTGGATTGGCTGAATGGTTGAAAGCAACGGTTTTGTAAGCCGTCTGAGAAATCACGTTGCAAGTTCGAATCTTGTGTCCAGCACCATTTTAAGGATCAGTTCCGCAAAATTTCGGTCTGTAAAACCAGGGGTCGTTGGTTCGAATCCAACAATTGCAGAAATGTAATTTAGCTCAGTTGGATAGAGCACTTAAAAATGATCCTGTTGTAAAATAAAGGAGACTTTATGAAAACAAGAAGTGAAAGAAGGCATCAACATAAAAGAATGTTGAAAAAAACTTTAGAATTTGTTAAAAATATTTGGGGAAGAAATTTTTCAAAAGAGACACTCGATGAAATTGTAAAAACACATGCTGAAACAAGAGCGATGTGCTCTTGTTGGATGTGCGGAAATCCACGCAGACATCAAAAAGACAAATTGACAATTCAGGAAAAAAGAGCTAAAGATAATGAGAAATTTGATTGAATATCCTATCACAAAATATGAAGTTATGTCTCTTCTCAAAAAGAAACTCCAAAGAAAATCAAAAAATCAAGGTGTAGGTGATATTAATCCTTATATTGCAAGTAGGATTGTAGAGTTTTTTGATATTGCAAATGATAATCAGATCAAGCATTTCTTTGACCCAACAAAATGAATTTAAAAAAATATTTGGTATGTCGCTTTTTTTAGAAGAAGGAATTTTATTATGAAAGTACATGAGATGATCAAGCTTTTAGGTACACTTGATCCAGAGGGTGAAGTCATTATGTCTTCAGATGCAGAAGGAAATAGCTACATCCCTTTATCGGGGTGGGATATAGGGTATTATAACAAAAACTCTCTAGATTGGTACTCTGAAAGTTGGAGTATGGATGATTGTGATATGGATGAGGAAGAATACGCAGAGCTATGCAAAAATTCTTTATCGATTTGTTTATTTCCGAGGTGAGGAGTTTTTAGTATGAAAGTAGAATTTACATTATGTATCTATTCCTTGGTTTCAGGAATGTATCCAAAAACAGAGCTGTATGATAAAACTCGAAAAATGATAGAAAAAGTTTTTGATATTGATTTACGCATGGTTACTGATCATCGTACTTTTACTATTACATGTTCTGCAGAAGCATTTGTAAGATTTCAAATTGAAAGAGAGAAACTAGGTTTGATGGGGCGCTGGAAAGAATTGAAAGTCAAAATTGTAAAAGAAGAATCTCCTATAACTCTGAAATTCATTTCAAAATTATGAAAAAAATTTTTGTTTTTGGATCAAATCTTGCGGGTATCCACGGTGCGGGCAGTGCATTGGAAGCAAGAAAAAAACATGGTGCGATTTTAGGACAAGGAATTGGGCGCCAAGGGAACTCTTATGCCATTCCTACAAAGGATGAAAAACTCAAAACCCTTTCTTTAGAAAAAATTCAAGAATATGTTAAAAACTTTTTGTATTATGCTGAAAATAATTACGAAGAAGATTTTTATGTGGTTGCAATAGGATGTGGTCTAGCAGGCTGGACCCCAAGAGACATTGCGCCGTTGTTTTTAAACAAACCTAACAATGTAGAATTATGTAATGAATTTGAGGAGATATTGAATGATGAATTTTTTTAATGAAGAAAAATATATACAAGTAAAATTTAACACTACACGAAAAACTTCTCGAGAAATCGTTTTAGCATGTGAAACTTTATCTAGGCAAAATGGTAAAACTACTTTATTGATTGATAGTTTAATTCCAGGAGAAGATACACATGTAATTGTGCATTCATGGTCTTTTGGTCGTGAATTTATTAAATTAGTGAGAGAGAGACGCCCAAATCTCAATTTTAATAGAATAAAAATTGTTCAATGGAATGGAGAAAAATTAAGTGATTTGTTGGAAAAATTTAAAGGAACAAGAAACCAAAAAGTGTTAATTGACAATGCTGTTATAGATTTGATTACACAACAATCAATTAACAAAATTTATAATGTATTGCGGGAATATAAGGTTATCACTAAAACAGAAACTAAAGAAGTAGAGATTTGATGACTAAAACTAAAATTTGGATGCATTCATTAGAACATTCTGAAAATGGTTTAAAAGCCGTTAAATTAAATAAAACTTCATTGGGAGTTTTTCTTTATCATGCATTAAAATGTGGATCAGAGATAGGAGATGTGTGGCCTTTCAATTCTAATTATGATTCGAGTTGGGTTGGGATTACAATAAAAATTGATCCCGATAAAATACCTGAGTTTGAAAAAAATTCAGGTTATGGTCTCAAACAACCACCTATTATTAAATTGAATTAACATGAAAAAAATTGGATTTACAGCAAGTGCGTTTGATTTATTTCATGCCGGACATGTTGAGATGTTAGAAGAAGCTAAAAAACACTGTGATTGGTTGATAGTAGGGCTGCATTCTGACCCTAATATTGATAGACCTACAAAAAATAAACCCATTCAGTCCTTAATTGAGAGGCAATTGCAAGTTAGGGCATGTAAATATGTGGATGAAATCATAGTATATGATACAGAAAATGATTTGCAAATACTGCTTGACATTTTGCCAATAGATGTTAGATTTGTAGGAGAAGAATACAAAGGCAAAGATTTTACTGGCGGACCCTCTTCAAATATAGGTAGTTATTATATCCATTATAATCGGAGAAATCATAAATTCAGTAGCACTGAATTAAAAGAAAGAATCAAAAATGATAATCAAACAAATGGATATGGGGTTAGTTAGAGATTTAATTTTAAAAGCCCCGAATAAGGCTCGTTTTTATATTGGTTCAGACTCTGAAAGATTTAAAAAACAAGGTGTCTGGCATGCTCGATATACTACAGTTGTGGTTATGCATATGGGTGGATTGGGTAATAGAGTTTTTGGACATGTTGAAGACGAAAGAGATTATGACCAAGTAAAAAATCGTCCTAAAATGCGGTTGATGAATGAAATTATCAAAACTGCTAATATGTATTTAAATCTTGCTGATGTCTTAGACGAAAGAATTGTTGAAATTCATTTGGATATTTCAGAAAATAAGAAAAATGGTTCTTCTTGTGTTGCTCAAGAAGCAATAGGTTATATTCAAGGTATGTGTAATATTGTCCCGATGACCAAACCTAATTCTTGGGCGGCCTCATTTGCCGCAGATAGATATGATACCATTGACCGTGAGGCAAGAAAAGTTGCCTCATAAATAAATATGATCAGGATAGACTGATTTAACATTAATAGTAGGAGTTACTATGCAAGATCTTGTAGTATATGTTGGAAGATTTCAACCGTTTCATCGTGGGCATTTGTCTGTTATTATCAAAGCTTTTCAGGTTTCTAAACGTGTTTTGGTTTTAGTTGGTTCGGCAAACGAACCACGTTCTTTGAGAAATCCTTTTACTTTTGATGAAAGAAAAGACATGATATTGTCATGTCTAAATGATGAACAAAGGAGCGTTATTGATATTCAGGGCTTAGAAAATTCACTTTATAATGATGATTTATGGGTGACCAATGTTCAATCATGTGTTGCCGCTGCATATGAACATTTCTTCGAAGGTTGGAAGGGGCTAGCAGATACTAAAGCTTTAGTATCTTTGATTGGGCATTCAAAAGATAATTCCTCCTTTTATTTAAAATTGTTTCCTCAATGGGGTTCTATTGAGGTTCCAAACTTCTTTGATATTTCTTCAACAGAAATTCGTAAAGGTTTGTTTAAAAAATATGAAATGGGTGTTAACCCATTTCCAGGCAACAAACATCTGAAAGATTATGTTCCTGATTCTGTTGCCGATGCTGTTTCAAACTATTTCATCAAAACAAAAGAATACAAATCTCTTGTTGAAGAAAACGAATTTATCACAAACTACAAAAAGCAATGGGAAAATTCTCCTTATCCTCCAACATTTGTTACCGTTGATGCTGTTGTTACTCAATCAGGTCATATTTTGTTGATTAAACGTAAAAGCGAACCCGGTAAAGGTTTGTGGGCGTTGCCAGGAGGTTTCATTGGAAAAGATGAAAAAATTGTTGATTCTATGATTCGTGAGTTGAGAGAAGAAACGAAGATTAAAATTCCCGCTCCAGTATTAAAAGGAAGTATTGTAAAGTCTTCAGTATTTGATGATCCAAACAGGTCTATGAGAGGAAGAACAATCACGCATGCTTATCATATAGCACTTCCGCATAACACTGAATTGCCTTATGTTAAAGGTTCAGATGATGCTGATAAGGCAAAGTGGTGGCCACTTTCTGAGGTAAAGCGCGAGATGATGTATGAGGATCATCTAGATATTATTTTAAATATGGTAGTGTAAATGTATGAAACTATTAAAACATTTACAAAATTTAAACGATAGACGTTTATTCAATAATCGATAAAGGAGATTTATCACATGCACAATCTTATTTTAAACACCGACTCCTACAAAGCAAGCCATTGGGTGCAATATCCCCCAAAAACAGAATATGTGTATTCATATATTGAATCACGGGGTGGTGTATTTGACCGCACAGTGTTTTTTGGTTTGCAGATGTTTATTAAACAATATCTTCTTAAACCTATTACACGAGAAAATATTGATGAAGCTGAAGATATTTTTACGAAGCACGGAGAACCCTTCAATCGTGAAGGATGGGAGCATATTTTATACAATCACCGCGGGTATCTGCCTTTGATTATTAGGGCTGTTCCCGAGGGTTTTGTGGTGAATAATCATAACGTTTTAGCTACGATTGAAAATACTGATCCAAAATGTTATTGGTTGACTTCATATATGGAATCAGCAATTTTGCGAGCAATTTGGTATCCTTCAACTGTTGCTACATTGTCTTGGCATTGCAAAAAATTAATCAAAGAATATATTAATAAAACTTCCGACAACCCAGAACAAATTGATTTTAAATTACATGATTTTGGATCTCGGGGGGTTTCCTCATATGAATCTGCTGGTATTGGTGGTTTGGCTCACTTAACGAACTTCAAAGGCACGGACACTGTCTCCGCCTTGAAATATGCTAGGGAATTTTATGGTTCTGATATGGCGGCATTCTCTATTCCCGCGGCAGAACACAGCACAATCACTTCCTGGGGGAAAGAATTTGAAAAGGAGGCATATAACAACATGCTATCACATTTTCTTTCTAAAGGAAAGATGGTTGCTGTTGTGTCTGATAGTTATGATCTGTGGAATGCTGTTGACAATATTTGGGGAAAAGATCTTATTGATATTGTCAAAAACTCAGGAGGTACTTTAATTGTCCGTCCCGACTCAGGTGATCCTTTGGTTGTACCTATTCAGACAATTATAAGATTGTCAAAAACTTTTGGCTTTACAATTAACTCAAAAGGTTATAGAGTTCTACATGATTCAGTAAGGGTCATTCAAGGCGATGGCATCACATATGAGTCTCTACCAATTATTCTTAAAAATCTAGAAATGGCAGGTTTCGCCATAGACAATTTAACCTTTGGCATGGGAGGCGGATTGTTGCAGCAATGTAATAGAGATACCTTGAAATTTGCAATGAAAACCTCTAATGTAACTATTGATGGTGTTGATAAAGAAGTGTTTAAAGACCCAATCACTGATTCTGGTAAAAAATCAAAATCTGGCAAATTTTCATTAATTAGTCAAGGTAATAAAAACTTCGAAACTTTGAAAGTTTTTAATCATTGGGAAAATTGGTTGCATACAGCATACAAACATTATGGGCCTGGCATTCCCGAGGTTAGAATTAACTCTTTGGAAGATGTTCGAAATAACACACAATATTTTTTAGGGATGGCGATTAATGATGGAGACAAATAAAAAGAAAAAACTTGATGTTGAGGCACATTGGCCAAATGAGCTTGCAAAATTGCAAGCTTGGTTGACAGGTTTCAAAATGGGTCGTAGAAGCAATATTCCTGATGGCAGTTTTCCTCTAGATTTTATTCCGGGAGAAGAAGTTGTTCGACAAATTAGAGTTGCCATATCAGATTTAAAAAAATAAAGGAAATATTATATGTTGTTTCAAAAAGTAGAAGATTGTCAAACAATTTTGTTTTCAGGCGGTGTTTATAGGCAGACAGACGTGTATGTTCGTCAAGTCAAAGATGAACAAAATTTATATGCAAAATATGGAGGAGGTTATGTAAGACTTCTTTCTGCTAATGGCACATCTCATCCAAAAATTACTTGGCAATATATTGAAGAGCCTATTGGAAAGAAGTTAGATTTTTCACAACGTTTCGGACGTCCTCGGTTTGTACCTCTTTAAATAGAAATAAGGAAAATACATTATGTCTGAAAGAAAACTTGTAACTATTCGTAAAATTTCTGAAATTAAACCTATTCCAGATGCAGATGCAATTGAAATTGCAATCGTTGATGGTTGGCAATGTGTTGTAAAGAAAAACACATTCAAAGTAGGAGATTTTGCGTTTTATTTTGAAATTGATTCTTTCCTCCCAACAGATCGTGAAGAGTTTTCCTTTCTTAAACCTGCAAACGGCAAAAAAACTGTTTACAATGGAATTGAAGGCCATAGATTGCGCACCATTAAATTGCGCAAGCAATTGAGTCAAGGTTTATTGATTCCAGCTGAAAATCATTTGCCGCTTGAAGGCAAATCAGACAAAACAATTGACTCCGAAGATTTGAATATTGATTACAGTATAGATTTTGGGGTACAAAAATGGGAAGCTCCTATTCCTGCGCAACTTGCAGGTTCTGTTAAATCTACTTTTCCCTCTTATATCATACCTAAAACTGATCAGGAAAGAATACAAAATATTATTGGTGATGTGTATGAAGAAGTAATGCAAGTTAACACAAAGTTCGAAGTGACCCTTAAACTTGATGGTTCTTCTATGACTGTTTATTCGTACAATGATGTTATCGGTGTTTGTTCTCGAAATATGGAACTCGTTGAGAATGAAGATAACACTTTTTGGAAAACTGCAAAATCTTCTGGTTCTATTGAATGGTTAAAAAGACAAGGTCATAATTATGCAATTCAAGGGGAGCTTATGGGGCCTGGTATTCAAGGCAATTCGGAAAATCTAAAAGAACATCAATTTTTTGTATATGATATTTATGATATTGACGAAAAAAGATACTTAACTTCTACAGAAAGATTGTCTATTTGGCCCTTTGACCACGTTCCTGTATATTCTACAATGAAGTTGTTTCAAGGCACTTTTAATGAAGACAAATCAACTTCATCAAAAAAATATTTACTGGAATATCTTCTTGATCTTGCTGTCGGGTCCTCTTTGAATTCATCGGTGCGAGAAGGTTTAGTGTTCAAATCAACCTTCAATCCCAGCTTTAGTTTTAAAGTCATTTCTAACGAATTTTTATTAAAGGAAAAATAATGAATATATTACTAATTGTTGCAATTTTGTTTGTGTCTATAGCAACTTTGATTTATAATGAAAATACAAAAGACACTCCATTAATATTTATTCCCCTTATGTCATTTACTGCAATTATGGGGATTTCAATATATTATGGAGTGATTGAAATATCAATCATTAACTTTATTTATGCTGCCTTATTATATTTAATTGTAGGTATTATTTACAGCACCTATAGATGGTATAGGTTTTTAGTTTTAGCAAAAACATCATTCAAAAATACAAAAATAGGAGAATGGTACAATACTAAATATTTTAGTACTGGAGGAAAGGCAAGTACTGAAGATAAAATTTTAGATTTTAGACCAGTAGCCACTTATCATCGAGAAATAATAACCTCATGGATTTTCCTGTGGCCGCTTTCTATGTTTTGGTACGCGACCGAAAATTTATTCAAAGGTGTATATAATCTTGTAAAAGGTGCTTTTGATTCAATTTCTAATAAGGTGTTCACAGATTGATTATGAAAAGATTGATTATATGTCTGTGTATTTTATTCGCAATGAGCTCAAATTCATTTGCTGATAAGATACAGGTTTTTGTGGATAAATCTAATCAAAACATGTATGTAGTTGCGGGTGATGTGAAATACAAATGGAAAGTTTCTACTGGCAGAAAAGGTTTTTCAACACCTATAGGAACTTTTAAACCAATTAGAAGACATGTTAAATATTTCTCAAAGAGATATGACAATGCTCCTATGCCACATTCGATCTTTTTTTATAAAGGATATGCAATTCATGCAACATCTGATATTAAAAGATTGGGAAATGTCGCTTCCCATGGATGTATTCGTTTACATCCTACACATGCAAAAATATTCTTTGATCTTGTAGAACCTTATAATAATAATTCAATAACAATTAATATAGTGGAGTAAATTATGGATATTTTTAATAAAATTGCAGATACTGCAAAAAATTTAATTGTGGATGTTGCCGAAGCATCTGGAGGAGTTGCTAATAACATAATCTCTGTATCTAAAAGTGTTTCATCTGCTGCTATCACTGTAACAAATGATGTAGTTCAAGCATCTTCAAAAGCAGTTCAAACCTTCACTGAAGAGTTAAAGAAAGATGACTAATCAGGCATTTTTCAAGATGAATAAAAATTACTTTATATGGGTATTTACTCTATTTGTTTTAGCAATCTTTATTCTATTTCAACTGACTTCTTTTAAAGGAGTAAAATTTGCAGAAAACGGTGTAGTGTATGTATCAAATGACATTACTGGCGGTCACGGAACTGGATTTTTGATAGATGAAAATCTTTTTTTAACAAATCAACATGTGGTTGCTGGAGCAAAAGAAGGCAGAGTTATAACAAAGAATAACCTTGAATACAAATTCACAATAAAACTTCAAAGTGTCGATGGTGACTTTGCGTTACTTCAAATTGAGAAGTCTCAATGGGAAAGATTTAAAAAAGAAAACAAATATGTGGTTTTCGATACTGAAACTCAAATTAATGATTTAGATGAGGTTTTTACTATAGGACATCCTATGGGATTATTGTATAGTTTTTCAAAGGGAATTGTATCTTCCTCAAAAAGAATGACCTCTAATAGAAGATTTTTAATTGAGGTTGATGCTAATATTTTTCCTGGCAATTCTGGAGGACCTTTGCTAAACTCTTCTGGAGAGGTTGTGGGAATGGCTCAATTAATGAAACCTGTTACTATTTCTTCTAACATGCCTCCTTTTAATGAAATAATAAATACTATAGGTTTTGCTTTACCTATTACTATAACATTGAAAGAAATTGACGATTATAAAAAATATAATCAAATTCGAAAAGCTAAAATGGGTGTTTTGTTAAAAGAAAACGCAGTTATTGCTGAAATTGCTAAAAATTCTGTATCAGAAAAATCAGGATTTAAAATCAATGATAGATTTTTGTATGTTGACAATACAAAAATAGAAAACATACCAGATTTGTTATATAAATTTCAAACAATGAATTTTGAAACACCTGCAACGTTTACGGTAAAAAGAGATAAACAAATTATTACATTAATGATAAAGAAATTTGACTATGACGCAGCACAATGATCATGAATTTTTAAAAAGAAGACAAGTAGGAGATAAAGGTGAATCTTTTGCTTTAGGGTATTTGTTTGGAAAATATGCAGAACTTGGTTATGATGTTAAAAATGTTCAGCATTATTTTGGTGAAGGGGTGTATCGTTGGCAAGATAAAAGATTACCAGATTTTTTATTAACACCAAAAGAGGGTGTTCCTGTATTAGTTGAAGTTAAGTGCAAACAAGGGTTTAATGAATATTTAAACATTACCTGCTCGCATATCAAAGATTATATGTGGGTTGCGAATGAGAAAAAATTTGATCTTTTTATCTTGTTTTTTTGCATGAGTGATTGTACAATATATATATTAAGAAAAGAACAAATGAAAAAATATGCAAGCATAGGTTATCCGATAAATAATCCTAAAGATTCATATTTTTTGTATTCAAAGGAAAATCTTGAAAAAATAGATTTGACATTACCATCATCATTGTTTAATAGTGAAATATTAAACTGATTGAAGCGGGGTAGAGAAGCAGTCATCTCGTCTGGCTCATTACCAGAAGATCGAAGGTGCAAATCCTTCCCCCGCAACATTGAAACTCTCATTGTTTATATAACCTATATGGGTCTAAACAATGAGAGTTTCCTAACAACTTGACACAAATTATGGAAAACATATGAATTTTTTTACAAATTTCTCTTTAATGGGTAACAATCTTTTAATTCGAGGTGTTGAAAATTCGGTAAGGTTTGCAAAAAAAATACCTTGTAAACCTTACCTTTTTCTTCCTTCACAAGATGTGTCTGCTTTATATCAAACTATACATGACAAAAAAGTAGAAAAAATAAATTTTGATTCTCCTCGAGAGGCAAGAGACTTCATCAAGACATATGAAGATGTTGCGGGTTATGAAATATATGGATCAGATAAATTTCAATATGTTCAAATAAATGATATGTATAAGGGTGCAGTTGAATATGATCCGACATTAATCAATGTCATTTATATGGATATCGAGGTTGCTTCTGATGCAGGTTTTCCTGATATACAGAAAGCAGACAAGGAAGTTACTGCAATTACACTTCGAAAAAATGATGAATATGTAGTTTTTGGTTGTAAAGATTTTATTTTCCCTAACGAAAAAATTAAATACTTTAAATGTAAAGATGAAAGCACATTACTAACAAGTTTTCTTAAAATATGGAACACTAAGCAATGGTCGCCCGATGTTATCACAGGATGGTATATTGAGTTTTTTGATATACCGTACTTGGTACATAGAATAAGAAATGTGTTGGGGGAAGAAGTCGCAAAAACATTGTCTCCATGGGGAGTTCTTGAAGAATCAAAAATCTTTACTAAGGGCCGAGAACAACAATCCTTTACCCCTTTAGGTATTGCAGTGTTGGACTACATCAGCTTATATGACAAATTTACATATGAAAAGCGTGAGTCTAAAAAATTGGATTATATCGCCAAGGTTGAATTGGGTAAAGAAAAATTGGATTATTCCGAATATGGTTCTTTGCTGGAATTATATAAAAACAATTTTCAAAAATTCATTGAATATAATATTAGGGACGTCGATTTAGTTTTTGAACTCAACGAAAAATTGAGATTGATTGAACTTGTTTTTGCACAAGCATATGATGCAAAAGTGAATTATAGAGATGTGTTCGGTACAGTTAAACCATGGGAAATTATTATCCACAATTATCTTTTAGATCAGAGAAGAGTTGTGCCCCAATTCAAATTCAAGCCTGTGACTCATACTATTGCTGGAGGTTTTGTGAAAGAACCCGTTCCTGGATCTTATGATTGGGTTGTTTCTTTTGACTTGACTTCACTATATCCATCCTTAATTATGCAATATAACATATCGCCAGATACTATTGTTGATACCTATGAAGTCACGGAAGATATTGAAATTGTTGATAGATTTCTTAACAAATCAATTGACATTCCTGAAAACTTGTCTCTTGCTGCTAATATGACTACATATCGTAAAGACAAGGAAGGGTTCCTCCCTGCTCTTATGTCAAAGGTTTTTGAGGACAGAAAAAAATACAAAAATCAAATGATAGAAGCAAAACAAAAACTTGTTATTGCAAAAAAAGAAAACAAAGACGAAGATGTATTAATACTTAAAAAAGAAATATCTCGTCTCGATAATTTACAAATGGCAAAAAAGATTCAATTGAACTCACTTTATGGTGCAACTTCAAATCAATATTTCTTGTTTTTCGATACAAAGTATGCGGAAGCGATTACCTTTTCTGGTCAATTATCTGCTCGTTGGATTGCGAAGTCCTTAAATATTTATTTCAACAATATTTTGAAAACAAATGAACTTGATTATGTCATTGCTATTGACACGGATAGTGTGTATTTGAATTTTGGTTCTTTTGTCAATAAAGTATGTAAAAACAAAACAAATATCGAAATAGTAAAAATCTTAGACAAATTTTGTAAAGAAAAAATAGATCCTTTTCTTGCTCAAGAATATGAAAAGCTTTTCTCATACATGAATGCATTTCAAAATAAAATGCATATGAAAAGAGAAGCGATAGCATCTCGCGGTGTTTGGACAGCAAAGAAAAGATACATTTTAAATGTGTATGACAACGAAGGTGTTTTATATGATAAACCTGAACTTAAAATAACCGGCATTGAGGCAATCAGATCTTCAACCCCTGAATTTATGAGAGATTTAATTAAAGAAACAATTTCTTACGCAATGAATTCCTCAGAGCAAGAAATGCAAGACATGGTTGCTGAAAAAAAGAAAAAGTTTTACAATTCGCCTTTTGATGTTGTTTCTTTTCCTCGAGGAGTGAACGGTTTAGATTTATATTCAGATTCATCTACAATATATAAGAAGGCAACACCCATTCATGTGAGGGGTTCTTTATTATATAATTATTATTTAAAAGAAAATGCTCTCGGTGATAAATACACACCCATATATGAAGGTGACAAGATTAAGTTTGTTTATTTGAAAAAACCTAATTCAATAAAGGAAAATGTTATAGCGGCTCCCGAAGGTGTGTTGCCAAAGGAATTTAAACTTGACGGCTTCATAGATTATGATGTACAATGGGAAAAGTCCTTTGAGGAACCCATTGCTAACATTTTGCAACATATGGGTTGGAAGACGGAAAAAAATTATTCTTTAGAGGAGTTCTTTTAATGAAAACTGATGATATTCCCAAAAAATGGGATGAAATAAAATGGCCTGATCCTTATACTCTGGATCCTAAATGTATTAAGTGCGGTATTAGTATTAAAAAACTAACTGGTTATGTCTGCGCTTCTCCGAACTGCCCCACCTTTCTTCAAACAACCTGCTAATGACATTAGCAGGTTATAAATCTTGCCCTGGTTGCAGCTCAAGTGGTTATGATTCACCTGATTATTATTGTGAGGGTGGAACCAACTGCAGAAAAGAAGGCAATGACAAAGAATTCAACCTTAAAAAGAAAAAGAATAGAATGAACTACGATAACGATTTTGGATTTTCTCTAGTAGACGAAGATGAAATTAAGCAACAAGAGACAGCATTAGTTGCTGAAAAAGAAAAGGTAATTCAAGGAAAAATTGTGTTGCTAGATTCAACACAGGAAAAGCTTGATGGGCTTGTTAAAATGATAATGCCTTTATTAGATAATCTTGCAAAAAATCCTGAGAAAACACATATACTATGGCCCAATAGGGTAGATAAAATAAAAGAATTCAAAGAAAAAATATTAACATACGTAGGAAAATAAATGAGTATCAAAGATCGCCTTATAAAAAATTCAACAGTATCATTAACACAGTCATTAGACACAAGTGATCTTTTTAGCAAGAAGGATATGTATCCAACAAAGGTTCCTATTATCAATGCCGCATTGTCTGCAGAGTTAGATGGTGGTTTATCTCCTGGCATTTTAGTAGTTGCAGGCCCTTCGAAACATTTCAAAACCGGGTTCTCTCTGTTGCTCGCAAAAGCATTCTTGGACGCAAATCCTGAAGGAATTTTGTTGTTTTATGATTCTGAGTTTGGTTCACCGAATGAATATTTTAACAGTCACGATATAGATTTGTCTAGAGTAGTTCATACCCCTATTACTAATATTGAAGAATTCAAATTTGATATTATGAAGCAATTGGGGGAGATTACAAAAAAAGATAAGGTCATGATTTTGATTGACTCTATTGGCAATCTTGCATCTAAGAAAGAAGTGGATGATGCTTTGGACGGAAAGTCCGTTGCTGATATGACAAGAGCTAAAGCTTTGAAGTCACTTGGTCGTATGATTACCTCACACCTGTTTCTCAAAAACATTCCATTGGTTGCAATTAACCATACGTATAAAGAGATAGGACTTTATCCAAAAGATATTGTTTCTGGCGGTACAGGTTTCATGTACTCTGCAAATGATGTTTGGATTTTGGGTAGACAACAAGACAAAGATGGCACCGAACTTGAAGGATACCATTTCATTATCAATATTGAGAAATCAAGATACATAATTGAAAAATCAAAATTTCCTGTCACAGTTTCCTTTGATGGTGGAATTCAAAAATGGTCGGGTCTTTTAGAATTAGCGTTGGAAGGAAATTATATCGCAAAACCTAAAAACGGTTGGTATGCAGTTGTTGATAGGACAACAGGTGAATTAAAAGAACCGAATATGAGAGAAAAGGACATTAACAGCAACAATATGGTGTGGTTAGATATTATAGCAAACACTGATTTTTCTGATTTTGTCCGAAACAAATACAAACTATCTACTGCGAAAATGATACAAGAATGAGAATTGAAAATCAGATTTTAAATAATCTAATTTATAATGAAGAATTCACAAGAAAAAGTTTACCGTTTATTAAGATTGAATATTTTAAGGAAAGTCAGCATAGAATAATATTCAATCTTGTTGATGATTTTATTAAAAAATACAATAAGATGCCATCAAAAGAATCTTTGTTGATTGACCTTGAGAATAAAAATTCTCTGAATGAAGAAGATTATAAAAAGACAAAGGAGTTTGTTGAAGTATCTTCTAAGGTTGAGGTTGAATTTCAATGGTTGCTTGATAAGACAGAAAAGTTTTGTCAAGATCAGGCAATTATGTTGGCCTTAAGAGAAAGCATAAAGATTGTTGATGATAAAAATAGTGAGATAAAGGGTTCAATTCCCAAAATTTTATCCGATGCTTTGGCTGTTTCTTTTGATTCTTCTGTTGGTCATGATTTTCTGTTAGATGCTGAATCAAGATTTGATTTTTATCACAAAAGAGAAAAACGAGTACCATTCTCTCATTTGAAATATATGAACTTAATTACTGGGGGAGGAACTCCAGCAAAAACCATCAACGTAATTCTTGGGGGTACGAATGTTGGAAAAAGTTTGATTATGTGTGACTTTGCCGCGGACAATCTTGCTAATGGGTTCAATGTTTTATATATCACATTAGAGCTTTCAGAGGAAAGAGTTGCGGAAAGAATAGATGCTAACCTATTGAATATACCTTTAGATGAAATGATGTCCATTCCTAAAGATGTTTATCAAAAGAAAATGGGGAAGCTTCAAGAGAAAACTAAAGGTAGATTGTTTGTTAAAGAGTACCCCACCGCTCAAGCAGGAACTTCTCATTTTAGACATTTATTGAATGAATTAAAAATCAAGAAGGGGTTCATTCCTGATATTATTTATATTGATTATCTGAATATTTGTCTTTCATCAAGAATTAAAATGAGTGCAAATGCAAATTCATATACATACATGAAAGCTGTTGCCGAAGAATTGAGAGGGCTTGCTGTTGAGTTTCAGATTCCTATTTGGACAGCGACACAAGTAACTAGAGGGGGTTTTGGAGATTCTGATATTGAACTAACTGACATATCAGAATCATTCGGAGTTGCGGCGACAGCCGATTTTGTTCTTGCATGTATCTCAAGTGAAGAATTACAAGAACAAAATTTATATCTTTTTAAACAATTAAAATCTAGATATGGTGATCCAAGTAAATTTCGTAAATTTATGGTAGGTGTAGATAAAGCAAAAATGCGATTATATGATGTAGAAAAGGAAGTGGAAACAAAACCACAAGAAACAGTTCAAGATATTAATAAAAAGTTTTTTTCAGGCCCCAACACATCTAAATTTAAGGAGTTTAAATAATGTACACATTAAAGCAAAAAATGGACACATTCTCTATAATAGAAGAAAAACATAATGAAAAATCAATAATTATATCGTCAAAGGACAGAGACAAGATGAGAAATCTGTATAAAAATATGAAACGAGGTGGCGGTTTTTCGGGTTGGACTCCTAATTTTATGTGCGAGGCTGTAAATGTACGATAAAAAAATTATTGTAAAACATGATACTGTTGATGGTATAGGTCCTTGGATTTGGCCTAAGAATGATGGCGGTCCTGATGGAGGCGCATGGGGCGGACCAAAAAATGATTGGGAAACTTCTCACAAATTTAAATATTTGAAATACCTCAAAGATCGCAAAACTGTTATTACTGCAGGTGCAAATTGTGGTATGTATGCTAGGTTGTATTCGACCTTATTCGACACCGTCTGGGCATTTGAACCCGATCCGTTGAATTTCTTCTGTCTTGTGAACAATTGTCAACAAGACAACGTCATAAAAATGCAAGCGGGTTTGGGTAATTCCCCTGGCACTATTTCAATAAGACACAATTCTCCTACCAATATGGGAATGCACACTGTTGTTGAAGGTGGAAAAATTCCTCTTATAACCATTGATTCTTTAAGCATGGATTCGTGTTCTTTAATTCAATTGGATGTTGAAGGTTATGAATTGAATGTTATTGCGGGCGCTGAAAACACGATTAAAAAATTTAAACCAGTAATTATAGGTGAGAGAACAGGAAGTTCTCAGATAATTTCTGAATTTATGGCAGATTTAGGGTATAAAATTGCAGATCAATCAGTTTCCGACACTATTTGGACGCCTGTTTAAAAACATTTTTTCATAAATATTACACAATGTAACGGATAAGTCTAAGGAAAACTCCGATGAAAAACAATAAAATAGATACCGACCCTCAGTTAAAACTTGTCATAGACAACGATGATTCAAAAATATCATCGACTTATAAGCAGATCAAATGTGTGACTGCTAAAAAGAGACGTAATGTTAAAGAGTCTCTTATTCAAAAATCCATCAAATCAAACACCAACTTGAGTGTTATTGTCGAGGTATTTTCTCGCGGCATATCCTCCTGGGAACCCAATTCAAAACACGATAGAATCCAGCACGGGTTCAATCGTGTTAACTCATTCATAAATAATGGAAAAGCTATGGAATTAGATAAAGATCTGCTCGTGAAAGAAAATGAAACAAAACCTATCAATTCATTAATGGATGTAAAAAAATGACAATTAAAAAAACTTCAACTATTAAACCCCAAACAATGAGTGCAGTTCAAAATCGAGATGTTGATGAAATTCAAAAGAAAATTATCGATGAAGCGCAGTTTGTTATTGTACAAAAAGGCGGTTTAAAAAAGCGTGTTAGAAACCAACCTGAACTGTTAGCTAAAATTAAAGCTGATGGATGGAACGTGATACAGACCATTAATGAAGTTTCCTCTGAAAAATTAAAAAAATACATATCAAAGGCAACTGATTCGCAGGCAGAATTAAATAAAAAATCTGGATCTGACAGACCAAGCGCGATTAAGCATTTGCATAAAGCAATGAACAGACAAGACTTCCAGGACAAGGCTTCTGCAAAATTGAAAGCAAGAGGAGAAAAGGCCCCTCATATTTTTTCACAAGAAAGAAAAGATGCTATGTCTGTTTCACAGAATGCTGGTGCATACGAAAAAACACCTCACGGAGAGAATTTTAAAAATAAGGCAAAAACTGCAATGGATAAACTTCATAAACAAATGAAAGAAGAGACAATCAACGAATTGTCTAAAAAAACATTGGGTTCATACGTTCAACACGCAGCCTTAAATATGGCGCACAAAGCAAAAGATTCTGCTGTCTATGGCGAAAGAGAAAAACAATTTAAATCATCTGAAATGCAGGATTATGCTAAAGACCGAAAAGAAAAGGCAGAAAAGAAAATGTCAAAAAGATATGCTGGTATTGATGTTGCAGTGAAAAAATTAACCAAAGAAGAATTGTTGGGTATGTCTGTGGATGATGCAAAAGAACTTATCGAAAATGTTCTTAATGCAAGAAAAACATATGTGCAAGAAGAAGCATCACCTCATATCATGATCCAGTTAAGAAAAACTGTTGACAAAAAAGTTGAGCACAAAGTTAAATTTAAAGATGGTGCAACACATAAAGTGTCTTTAGGTCATGCCGAGGCAATTATGAGAAAACATGATGCATTGAAAAAGCCCTCTGATAAACTTGCTTTTGTAAATAAAGTT